TGCGGACCTTCACCCTGTTGTCAACCCCTGGGTTTCGACCTATCAAGCTCTGCCTCAGTCTCGCTTGCGCTTAACACCTGAGTGCTTGAGCCTTCCGGGTCTGTGTGCCCCGTCGTGCTGACAGGTAGAACTCTGCCCGATCCATCAACACCAGTCAACATCCGTGTTGTACCAAGTTTTGTATTGCATCATCAGGGTGAGTGCGTGAGGTACTTGGCCTGCAAGGATGCCCCAGGAAGCTCTCAAGGGGGTGCAGGCAGCCTTTGGGGGCTGCCCTAGACCGATAGACCGGGGAAGGGGGTACAGGGGCTTAGAGGGGCGTACAGGGCTTTTTAGGTCTTGGTACAAGGTGTGACATTGTACTGGTAGACAAGAAAAGCAGGCCCCCGAAAGGGCCTGCTGATCAGCTAGGAGAGGGGAGCCCACGCCTCGTTGCCGGTGGGGAACACCTCACGCCCGAACGTGTGGGAGTACTCGGAGGACGGTCCACCACCACAGCCACCACAGACGTCATCGGCGGGGATGGAGACGAAGCACTGGTCGCAACGGTCCATGGTCATGCCCTTCGGGAGAACGGGGAGAGGGGACACCTCGGACTCAAGAACCGAGGCAGAGAGCCAACCCTGATACTCGACCCGAAGGTAGCCCGTGTAGCGGCCTGCCTTGCGCTCGTGACCAATCACGGTCCACTCGTGCTCCTCACCCTCACCGTTCTCGATCATCACCGTGGTACCGATGGCGATGGGCTTGGCCAGGCTGACCATGATGCCTCCCTCACTGGTTGAACAGGGCTCCATTCAAGCACAGCTTCCACCCTCGATCAATACCCCAATTTCAGGCAATCCACCTTGGAAACGCAGGGCCTCTAAGCCCTGCGCCTTGCAATCGAAGGCAAGCTTGGGCTAGATGGAAATCATTGTCAGTAAGGGCCACTTTGTACCAAGGGTTGTACCACTGCCGGCAGTCAGGGAATGTAAGGGGTGTGCACGTGGATAGCCCATTACATCCAAATGTGCTAGCTGATTGTGCTAGCAGATGGGGAAGGAGGGGGGTGTCTATACCCCCACCGGTATCCCAAGTCAAGCCCATCCGCCCACACTTTGCCAAGTCTTTACCCAAGCCAGGCTCTATGCACGTACATACATAGGTATGCAGAGGCATGCATGGTCATGCGGGGGCACGCTTCAAGGGATGCACGGTCCATGCGGTGGATGCTCAAGGGTGTGGATGGTTGACCGAGTCAAGTGACGTGTACGCGACCCGGGGGGTTTTAAATCCGGCTCCAAGTGGGTGGGTGAGTCCCCCCACACATGCTGCATAGACTATGTGATCTGCATCACATTCAATACGGTTGGGATGCTGACTACCCTTACGTACCAAGGGTCCTGTAGCGTTACCAATCTGTTACCAAAAAAGTTCTCCATCCGGGGTCCGGAAAACGGCCCCGGACATACGTATATATAGTGAGAGGTTGTTTTCGACCTGATCAGATGCTCCCAGCAGGACCCGGTGTAGGGGACCAGAGGCGTGGTGGAGCGATCAGTGTTGACACAACAGGGAACCTGTGGTACCCTTCCATCCCTTATTAACAGGATACTTGTATCCTAAGGTACCTTAGTAGGTAACCCCCTAAAGGGGTTACCTTAACTGTTAACCCTGTTAAACCTTGAACCCTGGTAAGAGGCCCTCTGATGGGGCCTCTACTGTTCTTCCCCTGTTCACCTTGGAAGGTGAATCCCCTCCCCGTTCCAAGGCACCGCCAGGTGCCGCCATCAAGCTTTCGATCCAATTAGGATCGGCATTACTGGGTAACAGGTAATCCATGGCTCTCAACCGCGAACTCACTACCCCCGAGAAGAAGCGTGCCTATCATCGACTGGTACAGGCTGGCGTCCCTACAGGACGGGCAGCCGCTGAGATTGGTGTTACTCCTGCCGGTGTGAACTACTGGCGTAGGACTGATGCCGACTTCCGAGAGAACGATGACAGGCTACGTGAGGTCAGGCGTGAGGTTCAGCCTGAGGCTCGCTCTGAGATGCCGAGCTTTGAGGAGTTCTGCAAGAAGTACCTGGATACCCAGCTCTTCAATCACCACCTCCAGTGGGTTGACCTGCTTGAGGACCGGGAGCCGAGGAACCTCCACCCGAACCAGGTGTACATTCCCGGTGATGCTTCCCGGGAGAACATCCTGATCAACACTCCACCGGAGCATGCGAAGTCCACCACGATCACGGTGAACTACGTGACCTACCGGGTGTGCCAGGATCCGAACATCCGAGTCATCATCGTGTCTCAGACTCAGGAGCTTGCTAAGCGCTTCCTTGTTGCGATCAAGGAGCGTCTTGCTTCGGCCAACCCGAACTACCGCAAGCTTCAGATCGACTTCGCCCCTGACGGTGGCTTCGACAAGGATTCGGCTTCCTGGTCCGCGAACGCCATCTATGTCAGCTCGAACCTGCGAGACTCCGGTGAGCCGACTCCAACGGTTCAGGCGATCGGTATCAATGGTCAGATCTACGGTAACCGTGCAGACCTGATCATCATGGATGACTGTGTGACTGGTAAGAACGCTCACGAGTTTCAGAAGCAGATGGACTGGATTCAGCGTGAGGTGTCGAACCGTCTCTCGAACGGTTCGAAGATGCTGCTGATCGGTACCAGGCTTGCACCTGTGGATCTGTACGGTGAGATCATCAAGGGTGAGTACTACGGTGATGAGGAGTCTCCGTGGACTTACCTGTCTCAGCCTGCCGTGCTTCAGTTCGATGATGATCCTGAGAAGTGGGTTACCCTCTGGCCGAAGACCAACCGTGCTCCTGTTGCCCTGTCTGGAAGGGTGAGGGCTGAGCCTGGCAAGGATGGCCTGTATCCCATGTGGACCGGTCCGGCGCTCAAGAGGCGCCGGGCTAAGATGTCCCCGAGGAACTGGGCTCTGGTCTATCAACAGGAACGAGTGGTCGAGGATGCGATCTTTCCACAGAAGGCTGTTCTCGGCTGTGTGGACGGAGGCAGGCAGCCCGGAAACATGCCGCCAGGTACGGCTAACGGCAGGCCCAATGGTACTGAGGGTTGCTACATTGTGGGAGGGTTTGATCCCGCTGTCACGGGCAACTCGGCCGCTGTCGTCATCGCTATGGATCGGCAGACGGGAATTCGTTGGGTTCTGGATGTGTGGACGTCCCCGACTAAGCCTGACGATATCTTTGACAAGATCAAGGAACTGACGGTCAAGTACAAGATCAATGAGTGGCGTATCGAGAAGAACGCCATGAACCTCATGATCACTCAGAACATGGACATCAGGAACTTCCTTGCTTCTCGCGGATGTCAGCTCAAGGAGCACTTCACCGGCAAGAACAAGTGGGACGTTGACTTCGGTGTCGCTTCCATGTCGGTGCTGTTCGACGGGTACGAGAAGAAGAAGAACCTGATCCGCCTGCCGAACAAGACCAATGAGGGCATGCGTTCGCTGATCGAGCAGCTCACCACATGGGAGCCTGATCCTCCGGGCCAGAAGACCAAGAGGAAGACTGACTGTGTGATGGCTCTCTGGTTTGCTGAGATCCGCTGCCGTGAACTGGTCGAAGAGCAGGCGCACGTCACCTACCACATGCACAATCCATACAAGAGCCAGCGTGACCGTGAGCGTGAGATGGTCATCGATCTGGACTACATGTTTCAGGCAAACGCTAACGATGGCGCCTTCTGGCGCCTGTGAGAGGAAGTATCATGGCCTGGTATCCCGGAGCTACCAAGATGGAGCTTCAGCCCGAGTCCGACAGTCAGCCCGCTATCAAGCCTACGCAGTACATCCTCCACAGCATCGCTGCTCCATGGACGCCTGGGCGTACGTATGAGTACTGGCGTGACAGCACCAACCTTGAGTCCCACTTCGCTGTAGGTTACGACGGTTCCCTTGCGCAGTTCATCGGGACCGAGACCAGGGCGGATGCCAATGCATCCGCTAACAGGCGTGCCGATGGTACCGGAGCGGTCTCCATTGAGACCGAGTCCAACCTTGACCACACCGATCCGTGGACTACTGAGCAGCTGTACAAGCTGATCGACGTTGGTGTGTGGCTACACAACACTCACGGCATTCCTGTGAGGGTTCCATCTCGCTGGGATGAGCCTGGCATGGGATTCCACTCCATGTTCAAGGAGTGGAGCGGGGGAGGAACTGAATGCCCTGGAGATGCGAGGCGTGAGCAGTTCCACAAGGAGATCCTTCCCGAGATCGCCCGTCACACTTCCACCCCTCAGGCTCCGAAGCCTCAGCCGATCTATGCGGCCTTTCCGGGCCGCAGCTTCTTCCACATCGGTCAGGTGCACCCGCTGATCACCAAGATGGGTGAGCGTCTCGTGGCTGAAGGCTGCTCTCGTTACCGTGTGGGCCCCTCCCCCGATTTCGGCCCCGCCGACATCAAGTCCTATGCAGCATGGCAGCGCAAGCTTGGGTACTCCGGTTCTGATGCCGATGGCTACCCTGGCCCCGCTTCTTGGGCTGCGCTGAAGGTTCCTCGCCCGTAAGGGGGCAAGATGCTCTCACGAGAGCAAGTTCACCGGAAGGTGGAGAATCTCAGGGTCGCGTCTCGCGAACGCGACCAGAGGCAGCGTGATGTTCACGACGTGCGCTCGGGAGACATCGATACCGTTATCCCGGGCGCCATGCCCGATCCATTTCCACGTCCCATCGTTGCCAATGAGATCGACATCAACGCCAGGGACATCGCTGAGGTAATGGGTCAGATGCCTAGCATCAACTGTTCCTCTTCGATCCAGACCAGCGACCGCAGCAAGAAGTTCGCTTCCAAGCGTACGAAGATCGCACATCACTATGTGCAGGTCTCTCACCTTCAGGCTGGGGAGATGGTCAGGCACTGCGATCACTACTCCACGTACGGCTTCGGTATTCTTATCGTCGAGCCAGACTTCGAGAAGAAGACACCGCGTATCAGGGTTGAGGATCCCATGGGAGCCTACCCTGAGTTTGATGTGTTCGGTCAGCTTCGTTCGTACTCAAGGGTGTGGCAGGAGAAGGCTTCCACTCTCATTGCCAAGTATCCGTCGCTGGAGCAGGCTCTGAAGCCTGCGTCCAATCCCTATGAGGACACCACGGGATGGGCCGAGCGGGAGGTGGAGATCTGCAAGTACATGGATGCGGATCAGTTCTACATGTACCTTCCGGCTCATGGTTCTCAG